GACTAATTGCTGAAGGTAAGAGCCCCAACGTCATTGCTACTGCCACTGTCGTCAACCCTGCATCTGCTGGTGACACCACATTCGTGTGTACGGCTCCCGCTGCTGCAGCCTCATGGCATGGCACACAAGTAATCCCACGTACTACTCAGATTGTTGAGGTGGGTGCAAACTCCTACCCCATCAAGCAGAGCGTCATTGATAGCAATGGCAACTTCACCATTACTGTCTACAACCCACAACCTGGCAACGAGTCTATTAATGATGGTTTAATTGCTGCGCTTACTTCTGGCAATGCTGTCAACTTCTACCAAAAATCCCTGATCACTACTGGTGGCCATGTCTTTGAGTATGTGGGTAGTGGTACTGATTACACTGCACACCCTGACAACGGTGGTCTTGCTGACATCACCACTCAATCTACAGAGATCGGTGATGGTCAAGTCTGGCTTTCATCTACTGACGAAAACGGTCGCTTTGTTGTTGGTGGCGGTGGTACTGATTCCTTTGTTGTTGACCAGCTTGCTGGCACAGTGACTCTGCCTGCTGGTGCTGTTATTGCTGACAACATCGTTACTGACACATCACCACAACTCGGTGGTGCTCTTGATACCAATGGCTTTGCCATTACTTCTTCAGGCAGTAATCCAGTCATCATTGATCCTGCTGGTAGCGGCACAGTCAACATGGGTGCAACTGTTGTATTTGATGCATCGCAACCCACAGCATCGACTGCTTCAGCAAATATTGTTCAACTGACCAATGACTATCAGGCAGGTTCAACCACACTTGCTGCTACAGCGTCTGCTGTTAAGAGCTTGATGCCTGTTGGTTCTGTCATTATGTATGCCGGAGCTACTGCACCTGCTGGATATCTGGAATGCAACGGTCAAAGTACAACTGGTTTTGCCGACCTGGCTGCAGTTGTTGGAGCAAACGTCCCTGACCTTCGTGGTCAGTTTGTAAGAGGTTGGGATAATGGTGCTGGTGTTGACAGCGGACGTGCTCTATTGAGCAGTCAGTCTGATCAGTTTGAAAGCCATAACCACAGTCTTACTTCTAACGGTAACCATAACCACGCTCTGAGTAGTGCTGGAAACCATGCACACAGTATCAACAGTGTCGGTAACCACCAACACTTGCTTTCTTTTGATATTGCACGTGGAACTGGTAATGCTGCGTCTGGTAGTGGTGATAATGAATGCAATGATTATCCTAGTTTTAAATCTACTGATGCTGCTGGAGCACACAACCACTCTATGAACGCTGCTGGTAGCCATAACCATTCTCTTGCTAACGCTGGTACTCACAGCCACTCGATTGGTAATACAGGTTCCTCTGAAACCCGCCCACGCAACATTGCACTTATGTACTGCATTAAATTCTAACTATGGCAAATACCTTAAAACTTAGGGGCGGTACTACAGCTGAGGTTGCCGCCGCAACTCTTGCTGAACGCGAGATTATGGTGGATACGACAAAAGACGTAATTGTTGTCGGTCCAACCAAAAAAGAAATGGCCGTTGCTAATGGCGGTACATACACTGGAAACTATACGTTTTCTGGTGATGTGACTATTAACGGAGCCGCCACCTTCGGCTCTTCTTTTAATGCTAATAGTCTTCGTATTCAGAATGTCGCTACACCTACTGGTAATTCTGACGCTACTAATAAATCATATGTAGATGGTCAAATTACTTCCGTTCAAAACACAACGCTTCCTGGCAACGTGTTTTCAGCAGACGGTAGTGTAACCATTACTGATAACAATCCTGGTGTTGGTGACATTGACCTGGCTGTTACGCCTGCAAGTGTCACTACCGCTAAGCTTGCTGACGGCAGTGTTACTACAGCCAAAATTGTAGATAACAATGTTACTGGTGCTAAGTTTGCTAATAACAGTATTACTACAGCTAAGCTGCAAGACCAAGCCGTAACCTCAGCAAAACTTGCTGTTTCGGCTGTTACGTCTAATCGCATTGATGCTGGTGCAGTTGGTACTACTAAACTTGCTAATTCAAGTGTAACTGCAATTAAGCTTGCAACTGACTCAGTGGTGACAGATAAGATCCAAGATGATGCTGTAACTGCTGCAAAGATTAACGGACTAACTGCAACCATTACTGAGCTTAATCAGGTTGACGCAAAAACACTGGTTCCTGGCACCGTAACTTGGTCAAGCACAACTCAACTTCCCAGTGCTGCTCAAATCAACTCTCGCATTGCTGCAACAGTCGATGCTGTCGGTGGTTTTGTTGCGATCCCTGATGAGACTAGCTTCCCTGCAAGTCACCCGGATCCAAACGGAGACGCTGGAACAGTAATCAGTATTGCGGATGCTGGTGGGTTGGTAATTGGGGCTACTGGTCAAGGCGTTGGTGTCAGGACAGGTGGTGGCGTTGTCTTGATTAACGGATTCCCTGCTTCCATGCACAGCACCACGCTGGCAGACGGTTTGGGACTGCAAGTACAAACGACAGGAACCGCTCATGTATATACCTACCACAAGCTGATTGCCAAAGAAGACGACATCCTTCAGCTAAGCAGTGACATCAATGACTTTAAGAATCGTTATCGGATTGGAGCGGCAGACCCGACATCAGATAATGATGAAGGAGACCTGTTCTATAACACTTCTGACAATGTACTAAAGATTCACGATGGTACTGGTTTTAGTGTCGCTGCTGCTGGAACTGCCGCAAATGTTGCTAATACTGCTGCCGGAAATCTGACATCTACAAATGTTCAGGATTCTTTGCAGGAGTTGCAGGGTGATATTGACACTAATACTGGAAATCTTAATGCTCTTACAAACCTTGTCGCACTCCAAGGCGCTCAAGTTACCGCTAATCAAACAGGTGTTCTTAATAACGCAACTGATATTGCTACAAACGCCACTGACATTGCGTCCAATACAACTACTATTGGAACCCTGATGCCTTTGACTGGCGGTACGTTTACTGGTAATGTAAGTCTTAGTAGCCAAATTGGCCTTCAATTTAAGGAGTCTACTCCTAACGGTAATAACTTCGTAGCTTTCAAATCACCTACGACAATTGCTAGTAATGTTACTTGGACCCTGCCTGCAGCTGATGGCTTGGCGGGACAAGCACTTGTTACTGATGCTTCTGGAAATCTAAGTTGGGCTGCTGCTGGAGGTGCTTCTGGTGCTGGCACAAACCTCTGGGCCTTAGAACACGACAACACCATTACTGCTTCGTACACCATTGGTAATGGTAAAAACGTGGTAAGTGCTGGACCGTTGACAATCAACTCAGGCGCTGTTGTAACCGTACCTGCTGGCTCTAACTGGGTAATTGTTTAACTATGACTATTAGAATTGACGGAACTAATACCGCCGCTAATCCAGGTATTACGGGAGCAGACGCTGACACTGGTCTGCAGTTTGGAACAGATGAAGTCTCGTCAGTAGCTGAGGAGGGTAAATAATGGGACTCAAATTAAACGGGGCAACGTCTGGTTCGATTGAACTGGGCGTTCCTGCCGACGTTGGATCAGACGTAACAGGCATTCTGCTTCCTACAACCGCTGGCACGCTTGATCGTCTTGAGCGTGCTGGGAATGTATTGCAGGTTGTTGCAATTGGTACAGACACTCAAGTTGAAGTTGCAAGCACGACATATACCGACTCCGGCCTAAGCGCATCAATAACACCAAGTAATGCTTCTAGTAAGATTCTTGTAATGGTTGACCAATTTCTATTGGTTGACAGGGCGGCAAGCAATCATTTTGCAGGCATCCGATTACAAAGAGGTAACACGACAATTATGGCGCCAGTTGCTGATGCTACTGGACCTTTTGGCCTAGGCATGAATATCGTTGGTTCCACGGTAGTGCAGCAGTGGCAGCAGTGGTCAAACATGTTTTTAGATAGCCCCAATACAACAAATTCAGTGACCTATAAAACACAGGGCAGGATGTATCAAACTACCTCTAGTGGCCGTATGGTTTTTCAGCAAAACTCGACGCAAGGTGATGGCTCTTCACGGATGATTTTGATGGAGGTGGCGGCGTGACTGTAGACAAATCCATCGCAATAAGAAGCCTAAGCCCTAATGCAGAATTTGCTGTCAGAGGTGGTGCAGTTGAGTGGCACAGCTCAAATATCGCTCAACCTACTGACACAGAAATTCAAGCTGAGATTGCCCGCTTAGAAGCTGAGCAACCTTGGAAAGAACTACGCCAAGAACGTAACCGCCTAATCGCGGAAACCGACTACCTAGCACTTTCTGACAGCACCTTGAGCGCTGAGATGGCTACGTACCGACAAACTTTGCGGGATCTACCTGCAAACACTACTGATCCAGCCAACCCTGTTTGGCCTACTAAACCGGAGGGTTGATATGAGTAAAATTAAAGTAAATCGCTTAGAGAACACCTCTACGACAGATGGTGGTATTGATATTGACAGTAGTGGTCATGTAAAAGTTGATGGCTTGCAGTTGCCGACGGCTGGTCCGCTTAGCAATCGCAACATCATTGTGAATGGCGAGATGCGAGTAGCGCAGCGTGGTACATCTTTTGCTACTGCAGGAAGTGGTACTTATGCAGCAGATAGATGGACATATGAAGCTAGTACTTCTGCTGTGGTTACTCTATCTCAAGAAACAGATGCACCAATTGGTTTTAAAAATTCTATTAAAGCTGAAATAACAACTGCCGACACAACTACTGCTGCTTCTGCATTTACTCAGTTTTTATACAAGATTGAAGCTAACGACATTAGTCACCTTGAGTACGGCACTGCAGATGCAAAAACTTGCACAATTAGTTTTTGGGCAAAACATAGCCTTGCAGGAACTTATCCGTTTAGCGTTCAAAACCATGATGGTTCAAGAGTGTTCCCATCTTCCTATACAATCAATACTGCTAATACCTGGGAATACAAAACCATCACTTTTGCAGGTGACACAGGTGGGACGTGGACTACGAATGGGAACGGGCTTGGAATGCGCTTTATATTTGCTTGGAACATGGGCTCTGATTTTACTGGCGGAACTGCAGGTGCTTGGGCGGCAACAACATCTTATGCAGATTTGACTCCAACTACTGGACCTGACATTAACGGCACTGTTGGCAATACTGTCCAGTGGGCTGGCGTCCAGCTAGAAGTAGGTTCCAAAGCCTCTCCTTTTGAACATCGTAGTTTTGCTGATGAGTTGGCCAGGTGCCAAAGGTACACCTATAAATTGACTAAATATGCTGGCAATAACGCTTATCCAAATGTGGGTTTGTCGTCTGGCACATGCACTGGAATGGTCAGTTTTCCAGTAACTATGCGAAGTACGCCTAGCCTGGAAAGTGGCACTACTGTACAAATGTCAGTTGATACGTGGGCTGCTACTGGTGCTCTTTCTAGAAACTTTCGCCCATTTCCTGACTCAACCAGTTTGGTCTTTATGTATTTTTCAGCAGATAATGCAAACGCACTTCTGGCCGTCAATTATTTTGGCATAAGGGGTACTGGGTTAAATGATATCTTTTCAGCGGAGTTGTAAATTATGGAATATCGTTTTTTAATTTTTGGAAATACTATTTCTGATTACCTGCTCAACAAAACATTTCCTCGTGATATCGGTAATTCTGATTATCTTCAATTTTTAAAAATTATTAAAGATAATGGCGAGGATCTAATAGGAGGTATGTATGAAGACCAGCTTGTTTTAGACCAGGAATTAGTTTTAAAACCAGTACCCGCTTGGGTTCAAGAAGATACACTTTTAATTTAAAACAATGATTACACTTATTCGCCCAATTCTTTTTTCATTTCTTAAATCTGATCGTGTTAAGTCATTGATCGTTGAGATGCTGGAAAAGCTTGCTGAGTCAACCGATAACGATATCGACGACAAGGCAGTTGAGTTTGTACGTAACGGTCTTTTCCCGGCTAAATAATGGACTGGGGAGAGCCACCGCTACTCCCCTCTGTAACGCTCCCTGAGCCGCCCAAATTGCCTGGTCCTGTACTAGACATACCTCAAGCGGATATACCGTCTTACACGCCTTTAGTGGTGCCTCCTAGCGACCTCAGACCTCCCCCTGGAGTTAAGTCTGACGCTAATCCAAAGTCGGCACCCAAACCACAGATACCTGTAGTACAACCACCACCGATACAGCTCCCGGAAGTCCGAACATTGGATGTACCGGGTACTGATATTGAGGTGCCTGTACCTAGCGGTGAAATTCTTGTCACTGCTGCCACAACAGCATTCGTATCAGTTGCTGCCACCCTATCTGCTACAGCACTTTTTAAATACTTAGTAACTTTACTTAAGCCCGTATTTAAGCAAGCATGGAGCAAGATAACAACAAAAAAAGTGAGTTCATAAAATTCGTAGTCCTTGTTTGGTCAGCTGGTCTTTTGACAGCAAGCTATGCAGGATGGATGGAAAAAATGGACCCCACTTATGTCGCCTCAATTCTGAGCGGCACCTTGGCAACCTTTTCAATTACTAGAGAAAAGAACAAATGAAAAGACTCCTAGTCTTACTAATGCTGGCTGCACCTGTGTCAGCGCAGACAGTCACTCCTAAGTTTACACAAGGGAGTATGCAATCAAATACCACTACTACCACCAACATCACCCGGACTATTGATCAAGAGGTGCTTGGTGGCGCTTATTCATCATGGTCTGGAACAAACATCACTCCAAGCGGCGCTATTGGAGACGCAGCGACGACGTTCTCTGTGACAACACCCGGAGAGCAGTTTCAGCTGGAAATCACGGAGCGAGCAGCGGGGATTATCGAAAACATCGACATTACAGAAACCGTTACGCAAACCTCTACCACTACCTCGTTATCGGTCTTCTCTCAGTAAGCCCTGCTTACGCTGAAGAGGCACCAGAGGTCTACAACACATCAAACCCAGTGGCAGCAGCTACTGGCAACGTTACTAACCAAGCCGTTCAGTTCCAAAACAACGGTGCTCCCTCTCGCCAGTACTTCCACGGGAACAACTCTTGCAATGGCACCACACTGTCGTTCAGTCCCTTCTATATGGGTAACGACACCACGCCTATGGATCCCAGTGGCTATGTCAAAGGCAATAACTGGGGAGCACAGCTCAGCATCTCTGTACCTTTAGACGGAGGCATGGTTGAAACGTGTAAGCAGATAGCAAGACGACATGAACAAAAAATGCGCCTTGACTACGAGCTGGTTCGCGCATTGAAGTGCACGGAAATAATGAAAAGCGGCTTTACGTTTCGTCCTGGCAGCCGAGTATCGGTCTTATGTCAGGACATCGTGCCGATTGTACTAATCGACAAGAGAGATCTTAACTGGTAATGCTTGAAGCAACAGTCACTGTTGTCATCGCTTGTATTGCTGGCGGTGCAGCACTTAATAACAGACTACACAACAGAATAAACAACGTACATGACCGTATTAGTGGTCTTGACCGACGCATTGACGCTATTGAACTCGGTGTAGCTACCGATTATGTATCCAAAGCAGACCTGACAGTAATGACAAAGCGTATGGAAGATCACATGATCCGCATTGAAAACAAATTAGATCAAATCGTACTGCGAAATGGCACGTAGAGTATTCAGAAAAACAAAACGAAGAAACAGATCACTTAAGATTGCTAGTGCAACAGGTGCTTACGATAATAAGGATTATCGAGACGACCAACTAACGCTAAAAGGTTTAGCTGGTGCTGCTATGACACCTAAACTCGAACAACAAATAAACAGAATCTTGAAGCGCATGGAACGCAGATCTTGGGATTGATTATCATTTTACTTACAACACATTATGTCTTTTAAACTTGTAGATACCATCCGTGGCAAAGTGCTTCAAGAGTTCGACTCTCGTGAACTAGCTGAAAAAGCACTTGAACGTCAGTCATCTGAAGCCAACGTATCTATCGTTGAACCTAAAAAGGTTACCAAGAAAAAAAATGTCAAAAAAGAAGGCGACTGAGGACCAGTTCAACGAACTACATAACCTCGTTACCAAGGAGTTCCTTGCTCGAATTAAATCTGGCGAGGCAACGACACAAGATCTCAAAGCAGCATGTGATTGGCTTAAAACCAATGACATCAGTGGGGTGGCCTATGACGGCAATCCGTTGTCCAAGCTAGCAAGCGTTATGCCAGAGATCGATCCTGAACTTGTACAAACGAGACTTTATGGCAAGCGGTAAAACCTCTCAGTATTACAAGAAAAACCCTGCTGCACGTAAGCGTCGTCTTAAGCAGCAGGCTAAATACAACAAAACTAAAAAGGGTTTAAAAATACGTACGGCTGCTAATAAGTGCAACCGAAAGATGGGCACTTACGGCAACAGAGACGGTAAAGACTCAAGCCATACCGGACCTAATACCTGTAAAAAGGAATCTATGAAGATTAACCGTACTCGTCCACGCAAGGGTAAAAAATATGCCAAACCGTAATAGCTTGGGTATTCATAAATTAGATCGCCTTACATATAGAGATAGAGACGAGTACTACGGTGCTGATAGTAAATATCGTTACCGCCCTAGCTCTAAAACTCGAATGCCAGGTAGCTCACCACCGTTTAAAAGAAAATCAATGTTAGATGCTCTTTTAGAAGCGTTAAAAATTAAGCGTAAACCAAAAATACGTAAAGAGCGTCCTGTTATTAAACCCTATCAAGATAGATACAAAGGTCTAATTTAATTAATGACCCCACTACTTCCAACTCCTGATCATTACCTTAACAACCTAATAACCATGACATCCTCTGAAGCAAAGCGTCTTTGGAGGCGCAGCATTAAAGAGCATTTCGGCTGTACATGTGTTTATTGCGGAGCAACTTATGAATTACACGAACTTACTTTGGATCACGTTCATCCTCGCACCCTTGGCGGTAGGGATACTACCAGCAATTTGGTATGCGCTTGTACCTCATGTAATCAGGACAAAGGAAGC